GTAACGTATTAATACATTTACCTAAAGATGGCGGTGCTAGAGTATTCCCATTACATAGATACGTTGTAAAACGAGATCCTATGGGTGAACTATTGGAAATCATTGTTAAAGAAGATATATCCAGAGTTACTCTACCAGAAGACGTTGCTTTATTATTAGCAGAACAAACTGGTGATAAATCTCCTGAAGATAACCTAGAGATGTACACTAAGTTTTACCGATCAGGTAACAAGTATAAAATGTATCAAGAGATTGAAGGTGTTATTATACCTGACTCTCAAGGTGAATGGCCTTTAGATAAATCACCTATGATTGCCCTAAGATGGACAAGAATAGATGGTGAAGATTATGGTCGTGGATACGTTGAAGAATACTTGGGTGACTTAATTAGTCTTGAAGGTTTATCTAAATCTGTACTCGAAGCTTCTGCAGCTTCAGCTAAAGTAGTATTCATGGTTGCTCCTAATGGAACAACTAGAGCTAAAGATATAGCTGAAGTTAAAAATGGTGGTATCGTAAGTGGTAACGCTAATGAAGTAACAACTCTACAAGTTCAAAAACAAGCTGATATGTCAGTAGCACAATCTTCTATTCAGGTTATATCTGAAAGATTAGGTTATGCGTTTCTGATGAACTCTGCTGTTCAAAGATCTGGTGAAAGAGTTACTGCTGAAGAAGTTAGATTTATGGCAGGTGAACTAGAGGATGCCCTTGGTGGTGTTTACTCAATTCTAAGTCAAGAATTTCAATTACCATTCGTTCAAAGAATAATAGATCGAATGACAAAAAAGAAAGAACTGCCCTCACTACCAAAGGGTGTTGTTAAACCAACTATTGTAACTGGTTTAGAAGCACTTGGTCGAGGACATGATCTAAACAAATATCAATCATTCTTACAAGCATTAGCTCCATTAGGACCAGATGCTGTATCTCAATTCATGAACGTAGACGATTTCGTTAAACGTGTAGGCACTGCTTTAGGTATCGACATGAATGGACTTATCAAGGATGAGGAACAAATGGCTCAAGAGCAACAACAAGCTCAACAGCAACAACAACAAATGATGATGATGGAAGCAGCCCAATCTGCTGTACCTGCTGTAGCTAAAGAAGCTGCTGGTGGTGCAAGAGATATGGTTATGCCCAAAGGATAAAGGAAAAAACTAAATGGTTGATAGTGTCGTAATTGATATGTCAGAAGAGAATAATGGACCTTCACTTGAAGAAGAAGCAGCAGCAATGGATGCTCCTGTAGAGACAACGAGTGAAGAGCCTGTAAGTGATCGCCCTGAGTGGTTACCAGAGAAATTCTCTTCGGCAGAAGAAATGGCCGCAAGTTATGCTGAATTAGAAGGCAAACTAGGTACAAACGAACAAAACATTGAAGAAGCTATGCCAGCGTCTGAAGAAGCAGCAGTAGAACAATTAACTGAAGCAGGTTTAGACTTTGATAACTTCTCAATGGAATACCAAAGTGAAGGTGCTTTAAGTGAAGCTAGTTATGAATCACTACAAGCTGCAGGAATACCTAGAGATGTAGTAGATCATTATATATCTGCTACTGAACAATCTATAGAAGCTAATAGAAATGCTGTTATGGATGAAGTAGGTGGTGCTGAAAAGTATGGAGAACTTCTAGGATGGGCTGGTGATAACTTGCCTGATTCAGAAATTGATGCTTTTAATGCAGCTATAGATTCAGCAGATATGAATCAAGTTTCAATGGCAGTTAAAGGATTAGCTGCTAGACAAGCTATGGTAGCTGGAAGTGAACCTTCAAGAAGTCTAAGTGGAGCTGTTGGTACAGATACAGGTTCTGTTTATAACTCAGTGTCAGAGATGATGGCTGATATGAACGATCCTAAGTATAACCATGATACAGCGTTCAGAGCTAAAGTTGAAGCTAAACTTGGACGATCATCAATTCTATAAAGGAAATAATATGTCTAAATCAGGAAGGGTCTATTCTGCCTACGATAAAGAATATCAGGCTCGTCCTGAGCAGGTCAAGAAGCGAGTTAGCAGGAATGCTGCTCGCAGAATGATGATACAGAAGCATGGTAAAGCTGCATTAAAAGGTAAAGATGTAGATCATAAGAACCAAAACGCTACTGACAATAAAACTTCTAATCTAAG